CGCCGATGCCAGAAAAGACGGAGGGACGGATCCCGTTTGGTCTTCCAAGGCCGCCACGGCGGCCAACAGGTTAGCGATTGTATCGCGGGAGGAGAAGTTAATCATAAAATTTTACCGACGATTTGAAATGTGCCTTGTGTACGTCCAGCTATAGGGTTAAATTCTCCCGATGAAAGCACCAATACACCATTGAATTTTGGGTCCAATTTACCAATCTCCGCCGCAAGGAAATCTGTTAAAGGTTTAATGAAAGTTTGATCGCCATTCACGGGATTGGCCTTTTGATTCGGCAGCGCCGCAAGCACCGTCGTCTTAAGAGCATCCAGTCGAATGTTGAAACCGGCCATATAGAAATGAAAATAAGTCAATTAATGAATGTGCAAGGACAGCTTAAACCAGAAACCTTCCACCCAGTAACCCAATCACCATCATTCTGTTCCCTGAATTGTGTGCGATTTGTCAAACCAAACACGGTTAATCCCGCTTGAGAGTTTTCAAGCAACGTGGGTAGATTGTTGGAAAGAATGGCGGATGATAACAAGGTTGCCGTGGCTTGATGTTGCGCAAATGGGTCAGTAGTATTATTCTCAATTTCATCAGCGGTAAGTTTGCGAATCGGAGTACGCAACTGGCAGGAGATTTCAAACCTCCGATTGCCGCTGTTGGGCGGCTCTTCATCACCCAAAGCATTACCTTCAACATAACAAACTATGCGTATACCGTTCTTGTCCAGATTGTTTTCGCCTGGGTAAATGTTTAATCCAGCGGGCCAGATAGTTACTAGCGGATTACCGGATTGCAATCCCGCCAGATAATTAACAAAAGCCATCTCAAGTAATTGCGCGTGTTCCATAAATTAATTGGTTTTAATTCCACATTCCTTTGCGGCTTTCCTCATCTCATCTTCAATGTTTTCCCGCATGGACGCCGTCTCTTTGTTTATCGCCCGCTGCAATGCGGGTTGCGCATATTTGCCCAATGGGTCTTTTGTGGTGGAGAATTTGGAAACAGCGAAATTGATAATCGTAGCCACTGTTTTTAAACCACTTTCTCTAGCAACACTTACAGAACCTTTTGGATTTTTGATTTTATCCGCCTGGGGGTCTTTATCTGGCATGCCTTTTTTGCTTCCAACCAAAGGCGATAAAGCTTTAACAGCAGGAATCCATCCGGCGGCCAAAAACGCACGGGCTGTAATTCGGTGTTGAATTAAGGACTTTATAGCCTTTGTCATTGCCGGACCTTGCAATCCCTTTTCACCTTTTTTTCCACGCAAGAAATTAACCAACAAAGCGGCGACAGGAGCAGATAATGCGGCTCCTTTGTTGGAATATGTGGTGCGCATTTTTAATTTTTTGCGCATATTTTTCCCTATGACATAAAATGCCGCCATTAAAGATTTACCAATAACTGTAGGTTCGGGACGAAATGTTTCACGGATGGCTCCGCGAGCAATATACAACGCCTTTTTATTGACGATGCCGACGGTGGTTCTCCGCTTGTGAAATTCAGCATATTTGTTCAACGTCCGATTGAACTCAGAATAATCCAATTTGAAGTTATTCGGCATTTTCAAACAGGCAATGAAGCCGTAATTGGTATGCGCCCGGCATCGTTTCAACGGAGCGGATGCGATAATTCAGACCCTGATAAATAATCTGCTGAGCGGCGTCAGGTAATGTAGAACCGAATTGCCGGGTAGTAACAGTAAGCATCAAATCACAATCCAATCCAAAACCACCCTGCTCATTCTGCCGTTGGAACTTTGCCCCACCTGGTAGAATTGCCACCTGGGCATTACCATTCCATGTCGCAATAAGTTCGGCGGATGATTGCTCTCTTTGCAGGTCATCAAGCATTCCCGCGTGATCTTCATAAGCGTTATTATTCATAAGAAAAGCCCCATGCGGGTTTAACCGCACGGGGCTTGCGCAACCCAATCAACCCAAACTAATTATTTGGTCGCTTTCGCGGCGGCGGCTTTTTCAGTTTCCGCCTGTTTCTTTTCGGAGGCAACCTCGGCGTCAATCCGCTTCACGTCATCCTTCTGTTTGTCCGCATCCACGATCCGTCCGGCGGCATTGAGTTCAGCCACCAGACGCTTCTGGCCGGCGGTCAATTGGTCAATCAGTTTATCTCCGCCGATCTGGATCCTGGCACCTTTGTGGATGTGATTCGGATGCAGCGGATCGGTGACATCAATAACCTCAGGCGAGGTGTTCCGAAAGTTTGAAGTGGCAACAAGATTCATATTTGTATAACGATTGTGTTTTGATTGGTTGTGGTTTATTGCAATTGCATCAGATGTGTGTATCCGGTAAGCGCCGCGCCGACGGTATAATTCGTGACAGAACCACCGGCTGTAAAGACCAATTGCAGATAGCGCAAATCATCATCGGTGTTGATGCCAATCTCAACAATGCCGGGAGTGGTGAGGGTGATTGCCCCGGTGTTTGTAAACGCCGCCTGCGCAAAATAAGGCGTGGCAAAACCAGCAGTGGCAGCCGTCGGGATGGTCTGAACGCCGGGCAGGATGTATACATTTGTTGATAGCAGGTTAGTGCCGCCGTACATCAAGTTGGTAGTGATGATGGTTGTTTTGGTGGACAGCGCATAATTGGCCAGAGCAGTCCAATTGGTTTGGTCGGTGGATTGATACAACGTCCCCGTCAAAGTACCACCCGTAGTGCCGGTGTTAGTTTCCACCATGAACGTGATCTTGCTCACGCCTGAATAAATCCGAATATCTACCGGAGAGTTGGTGATTAAACCAACGCCAGCATTTACCGTCAGATTTTGCAACGGCGCAATTTGCACCGTCCGAGGGACGGCATAGATATCGTTGCCGCGCTGAGCCAAAGCCGTGCATGTAAGCCCACACAAAGCCAGTCCAATCAGAAGAGTGTTTTTGAATGTGTTCATTTTTTGTGTATATTGTGAGTAATGTTTAGAATGATAAGGTGTTATTGGTTGCCCGCGTCGGCGGAAACGCAGATGGAAGCGGCGTGGCGGACCGCAACATCGCCGAAAGAGTTGACCGTAATGCGAACGGCGGCGTCGGTATCGCGGGAATAGGGATTGACTATGACATCAAACCCACCATACAGACCGTGAATCACCTCGCCCCAATTAGCGAAGATAACCTGGTTGTTCAGAATCTGGTTGCTGGCCAAGCCACGATAGCCATTGATTTCACCCTCGCCAGCTTCAGCACCCGGTGCCCAGATGGCATTCTCAGGGCCGGAAATAACCGTGGTAGCGCCGGTAAGGTTCGCGGCCAAACTCTTCCACCGACCACGGACGGATGGGGTGGTAGCAAAACCCATATTACCCTCATCCGCATTCAACACAGCCAGCGCAGTTTCGAAGGAAATCGCCTGCGGATAAGTTGCCGTTCCACCAAACACAACCGAGCCGATGCCGGGAGTATTCACCATGCCCAGAGGTTCATCGTTCGCGCCCTGACCGAACATGATAAGGTAATCCCACTTCAAACCCATTTGCTTCATCAAATCGTCCCGGATGAAGTTTTCGATGTCAATGGGCGATTGCAGGAGCAGTTGCCGGGTGTAATCATTCCATGCACCCACGCGATGCGGAGCCATAAGAATCTGGCTCAGCGTTTGGGTGGATTTGGTCAGTGTGGCGGATTCCGGCAGAGCGTAAGCCGTAGCCGCACCATCCTGGCGCGGGAAAGCCACATTGCCGGAAAGTCCACCCACGGTGGTGATGCCCATCTTCGCGGTAACCAAACGGTTGCGCAAGATTTCGATAATATTCGATACAAACTCAGTGGGGACCAACGCACCGCCTTGGGCAAACGAAGTCACATTCAAATCGCGAGCCATGCGCCGGCGTTCGCGGGCATTACCCGCCCGGCAGGAAATGCGGGCATTGTGCGGAACACCAAAACCCTCCGGCGAGAAGTCAGGACAACGCTTGATAAGTTCCTGATGAATCTCACCCTCCAAACCATCAGGAGCATGACCCTTACCGCCCTTGCGCAGGACGGATTGAATACCACGGATCATGGAATAACTCCGAATGGCATTCTCGTCACCATTCGTAAGGTCCTCCATCAAGACCGATTTCACAGGCTTGGCACCGAGCAATTCACGCATCAGGGCAACCTGATAATCACCGATGGATTTGTCACCGCCGATGGCTTCCCGCGTGGACTTTTCGATAATGTCCCGGCAATGCGGATGATTCTTCAAGAGCTCATCCGCCGTCTTGGTGATCTCCTTCACCCGGTTACGCTCAAGCTTGAGCGGATCAGCAGCCGGAATAGTTTCGGTTTTCCCGCCACCGCCGGCATCGGAATTGGCATCAAGGAGTATTTTCATGCGTTGTTTTTGTTTAATTGATAACGTTTTAATTTCGTCGTCTGAAATCTGCGATAAGTCAATTTTTGATCGGTTGATGCCGACGGTATCATCGGCAGCTTCACATGTCAAAAGAGATACCTCGTAAGGCGACCAGGCGCAACGATGGATGGGTACACCATCGGAACCAGCAGCTTCAACCTTGCGTGAAAGATGCACGTAGCCAACACTAATCGGGATAGTAGAAAAGTCGGTTTTGACTCTTGTCTGCCAAGCCTCATCCATGATATTCAATTCGCACCGACATTTTTTATCGGCATCCACCTTGGCGGACCCGCGAACCACTTCGCCGATTTCAAGCTTCTCGTTATGGTCCTGCAAAGCAAGCCCTTTACGATTCAGGAAACCGAGGTTGGCATCGCCGGGGGCATGCGAAAGAATCTCCCAATACTGCCCATCCTTGTTACGGCGCAGCACGGGTAATTCGGATGCAAAGGAAAGACGGATAGTATTAGCAACCTCTCCGGCGCTAACTTCCGCACGACGAAATAGTGTTTCAGTTTCCATATTAATTATTCGGAGTCAATCATAAGACCCGGCACGTTGATGCCGCCAGCCATTCAATGCGGACCGCTTTTTAAGCGTTTGCTTTCCGCCGGTCTTGGCGGGTGTGTTTGCTTGGGCTAAATCTTCCGCCCCAGGGGCGGGAGTCGTTGGGTCGGCATTGGAAAAATCCAGATCATGCAGTTCATCCATCGCCTTATCACTGGATTGCTCCGCATCCACCTGTTCAACATCGCCACCTCGTTCCGATTCAGCAATCACATTAGAGCGAGAATCGAGGCCGGCTTCAATGCCGATAATATCCGCCTGACGATCTTGCAACGGATTGATATACGGCCAACGCTTCGCATGAAATACGGCGCAATTCTGAAACTCTTCCAGCCTGGAAATAGGCAACTGTACAGACCCGGACAGAATGGCATACTTCAACCATTCATTGAAATGCGGATGAACAAGACACTTTTTAAGATGTTCCTGCATCGTCTTAAAATTGTCACGCTCTGGTAATTTTTCCAACCGGCCAGTAGAGAATGACATGCCCGCATAGTCACCGCTTACGGTAGAATTTGCAAGGCCTGCGCCTTGCGCAACAGCCCGGAGATTTTGTTGTGTAAACGGACCATAAGCATCTGATGGATGGGTGGAATCAAACGGTTTTACATCGTAACCTTCCGGTAACTCCTCAAACCCAATGCCGGGAGTAATATCATCCACCTTGATGCCATCTTCAGATTGTTTACTGCCCGTATATTCATCCGTTGTATTTTGTTTGGTAAAAAAACCTACCTTGCTGGCACCCAGCACGGCGGCGGTAACCTCCATGATGTCATACTGATCAAGCCGGTGTAATCGTTGGATGATGGGCGCAAACGAAGACATACCCACATATTGACCGGCACGTTTGCGCATGTTCCAGACCGGGATTACATCTTCAGCGGCCACCCGTTCACGATATTTGGGTTGATTGGAATAGGCGAATATATCACCCGGATGCCGGGTTAAAATCCAGTACGCCACCGGAGCATGATATACATCCATTTCAATGCTGAATTGGATTTCATTACCCTGTCCGGTGTTCTCTGGCCGATTGTAGAAATGGTCGAGCCGGTCGTATTCAATCGGTTCAATTGCGTAGAGAAACTTATTTGCATTATACAACCGCCGATGACGAAAGAGAATACCACCATCGCGAACCACTGAAGCAATCGCCATGTGATACATTTCCATCCGGGACACGCTCCGATTGGCGCAACAATTCTCCGGTTTGCCCGCCTCTTTCCATGCTTGTTCAATCGTCCTGTTTGTATCAACATCTTCATTGAACTTCCCGGCGGTATCGTAAGTACCCACCTTCATTTCCAAGCGGAAAGGTTCATCGCCCGCAACATTTGTACACCAAGCCTGTTCAATCGCATATCCATAGGGATTGTCACGGACCAACCGACGGGCGCGTGAACGGGATGCGGATATTGATGTTTGTATTTCCGCATTGCTGGACGTGATTGAAAAGGGGAAGTCTTGCGAGAGATTGGTTGTAGTGGCGGCATCATACATCCGGGAATGACGCAATCTTGTCCCGTTGGGCAATCTCCGGGAATGTTCCGCCGCCTGACGGAGCAGGGCGGCATCAGCGGGCTTTACCGTATGCTGTTTTAATTCTTTACCGGTGCGGGTGATTTGTATGCCAAAAGCTTTCATGGCCAATAATTAAAAGGATTATCAGGACCGGCTCCTGTTGGGGCAACCCCGGCTGTGCCGGGAGTGGTGATGTTAAACCGGGATACAATCTTGCGCCGATTAGGCAGACCCGCCTTGGCGCGTTGAGTATTTATTTCACCCTGGCGTTCACGGATATACTTTGCCCGCTCCTTGTAAAGTTCCATCCGCTGCACACGTTGAATGCGCGTGCCTTCAACATCTGTAACATCCAACACTGTGCAGGCCAGCCGTTCAAGTTGAACCTCAATGCTGGCCAGCATCCGTTGCGCGTGGGTGGTAATGTTGGTATTACCGTTCAATGCCGATTCGTCCACCACCACAACGCAAGGCGCAAGGTAAATCATCGCCTTTGTTCCGTCCACATTCACCGCCTGACCTTGGAGTTCATAATCTCCAGGTTGCCAAGATTCAGTTACAACAGCAGGAACAAGAATGACGTGTTCGTCAATGTTTGCGGTAGAAATAAATTCAATCGCTTTAACACCCCCACGCATGGAATACAACAGTGACCATCCGGCGGATGCGGGATAATTTTTAAGATTCCGTGTGAAACTGATGGTGGTGCCCTGCCCAATGGTGGCGGGTTCTCTGTAGACTATAGGGAGGGCAGCCATCAGTAAATTGATGGGAGTCAATTTATAACATCTGACCAGGTGGTAAAGTCTTCCAACTGAAAATTCAGTTTTCCCTTTAAATCAGCGTTTTCTGTTCAAGCTCCGCCGATTTTAAGTTTAAACAGGCTTGCTTGAAATAGCTTTCCTTTAACTCAACACCGACAAATCTACGACCCATCTTGATGGATTGATAGCCTTCGCTACCAATCCCGGCAAATGGAGAGAACACAACGTCATTTGGATTTGACCATAACTCCAATGCCCGTTGAATAACCTGTAGTTGCAAAGGGCAAATGTGGCGCTCATCATTGTGTTCGCGGGCTGATTCCCGTTGCAATGTGTCCGATGGATTAATATCCATCCAAACAGGGGACGCATATTTTTGCCACACATCAACCGGAAAAGATTCATCAGTATGCGAAACCCGCTCGGGATTATCGCCCGGCTTTCGCATTGTCACCAAATAATCAGGAATGCCCTGACGGGACATGCATGAATCTTTTTTGATCTGCTTATGAAGCAGCCCAAGAGCTTTGGTTCTCTGCATGGCTGTCACGGGGTCTTTCCAGATGCAAACCTCTGAATGAAATACCCATCCGGCATTTGTGAATACACGGATTAAATCCCCCCGGAAATCACGGGTGCCAATCACCCCATGAGTTTGTTTGGTGGTGGTTAGGTTCATGCAATGAAAAGAAAGCAACCGGCCCGGCATTGTCACACGTAATAATTCCGGCACAAGGAATTCGCCAAAGTGTTTAAAGAATTGTTCATCATCCCGACAATTACCCATGTCACGCTCACTGTTGCTATAAGTGTATAGCGATGAAAATGGCGGACTAAAGATGGTGAAATGCAAAGAATTGCTTGGCAATCCTTCGATAATTTCCACAGAATCACCATGATACAACGACCATAGATTAGAATGTTGCTGATTGATTACTTTGGTATACTGTTTACGGGGAGGGGGCATCATAAAAATTTCGGTAGAATAAGTTTTTGCTGTGGATTGTAAGTAATAGTTTCCTTGGAAAGTCCCTTGATTTCGACGCTGGAAATATCAGCCATGTGCCGCACCATCTCCAATGCCATCTTTTGGGCATCGCTATCCTTGCGATGTATGTTCGCAAGCACAGCACCCTCAAGGGCGGATATGATGATGTGTGCGTTTACTTCCTTCTTTTGGCCAAAGCGCCAGAATCGCCGGATCAGTTGGTAAAACTCCTCATAGGAATCAGACAAGCCAACGAGTGCAGTATTTTGACAACACTGTAAATTAAGACCGTAACCCCAAAGAGACGGCTTGGTTACCACTCGATTGATCTGGCCTGAAATAAAACCCTGGGCGATTTCCTCGCGCTCTTCTTCGCTGGTTGAACCCCTTAACTCAACAGCATCTAATTCTTTGGCGATGATCTCAGATTCAGAATTAAGATTACACCAATATACCCATTGATCATCCGTGGCTAATTCAACAGCTTTTTGTATACGCTCCGATTTGGATTCCTTCCGGGCAGTCCGGCGCTCTTGCAGTGAAGATGCCGGAAGCGCGAACAGATAGCCGTCCATCTTTTGATTTGATTCAACCACATGCTCAAACATGTTAAGTTTTGGCAGCTTGAATCCCTTGTCATCATAATTCAAATCCGAAGGCCTTCGTATATTAACAGCCCAACTAGACATCCACTTCCAAAAATCATCCTGCGCATGACCTTTAAGCCTCCATTTAGCCGTGTCACCACCGTCATGCACAAAAAATGTCGCCAGCATTTCCGTGCGGGACATCACACCCAAAAACTCCGCATGATTACCCAATTCCATAAAATCATTTGGTGCTGGAGTAGCCGTGCAGGCAAGCTTATAAGGTGTGCGGATAAATGAAGTTATAATTAAATCCCGCGTGGCTCCGTCATATGATTTCAGGATTGAACTTTCATCGAGCACGACAGCGCCAAACAAGGATGCATCAAACCGATGTAATTTCTCATAATTGGTAATGTATATTGCCCGCCTGGTAATATCAGATTGAGATGCGGCCAATCTTACTTCAACCCCAAATTTAACACCTTCCCTGATGGTTTGCTTTTTTACCTCGTTCGGAGCCAAAATAAGGATGGGCCGGTTTATCTTGCGTAAAGCCTCATCCGCCCACGCGAGCTGCTGGGGGGTCTTACCCAGCCCGCAATCCTCAAAGAACGCCGCCCGTCCACGGCGCAAACCCCAGCGCACAATATCCCGCTGGAAATCGAACAGATTTTTGTTTAATGATTCTGGTTCAAATCCAGACGGATGATCCGCGATTCTTTTGTCATCCAGAAATTGTTGGTAAGTCTTAATCATAAAATCATATCACATCCTAGGATATTGTCAAAACAATTTCTTCCGCAGAGAAAACCTCTTACGCTCAACAGATTTATCAGGTTCTGACTTGGTGACAATTTGAGTGGGAATAGGAGCGGCCATTTGCTTACCCTCAGCATCTGTGATGCGCTTAAGTTTCTGCTTCCTGATTAATTCCGCCTTGATAAACTTCACCACAGGATTTAGTATATCAACCGCAGCCAAAAAATAAACTCGAATGTCCAGAGCCTCATTGCGGTCACGAATCTTCTCGTAGTGTTTTTCCGCATAGCCCCGGAAATGCCTTGTCTTTGTTTCCTCGGCTGTGAGCTGGTCAAAGTAACCATCCTTGCGCTTCTCGTATCCGCAGCCAACAGGATAATGCATATATCTCGGTCCGGGGGTTTGAATCTTCATGCGGGCAAAGAGTATGTCCTTCGCCGTCTCCGTGCCCACAGAATAAAGCGTTATACGATATTTTTTATTTTTGTGGGGATAAACAAGGAGTGATTGCTTGTTCTTACCCGCCGCACCAAACACCGGATAGCAATGCGGATGACCAAGTCTCTTAACAAACGCACGCACCATCTTGCCTTTGTGCCGATGATCCAGCGCAATGCAATCAACTCGGAGCTCTGTCCCGTCCCTGCGCTTGAATTTGGTTTGAGTCTTGGCGGCGAAATCTTCCCACGTGGAATCTTTTTCAGTGTCGCCTTGAACCTTGCCATATTGTATGCCCCATGTTTCCTCATTCTCACCCAAACCAATAAACTCATATTCAATCCGATCGCCTTGTATATCACTAATAAGGAATACAACAACAATGTCATCAGGCAATGAATCTGGTTCGTACACTTCCAGCCTGTCATAAAATGGACTGGCATCCAGTTGTTCCGCCTTTTCCACGTGCGGCTCGCAAAGAAACGTGTTTTTCCATGCGACCCGTGCAGCTTCGCCGGATGTATACGCATCATAAAATTCAGCGGCGAATTGATGAAGTTTGCTCTTATACCCCTTCTTCGCTGGAAAGACCGTATTCAAACCATTGAGCCAGTATCCTCTAATCCCCCTAAACTGTGCAGTAGGTCGCCATACGCCCGATAGTATCGCAGCCAGACGCATCTTATCATCCCACCTCGCCTGACAATCCGGGCATTCGTACCAAGCTTCCTCATGCAGATGCGGCTCTGGCCATTTGACGTTCTTCCACTCAAGCACATGAAACTTACCGCAGCAGGGATTCTTTACGAACCATTTACGCTGGTCAGACTTCAGCCACCAATCATGGATTCTACTCCCGGTAGTCCTGCCGGTTGCCGCATCGCCCTCACGCGGTTCACGCAGGAGCCGGGTAGCGGTGGATGAAACCACTTGTATACTATCTGCATAATTTTCTGCGCGGCCAAACGCCCGAGTGATTGGGTCGCCCTCACCTTTACCATCCTCCGTCATGTCATCTTCCATGGCATCCACTTCATCGCAGATAACAACCGGAGCTTGAACCTGACGGAAGCCTGAACGTGACTTGGCACCGATGGCGGATATAACTCCACCTGGGTAACTCTTTTCAAGTATCGTATTCTGGCCGGCTTCCTTGCTGTGCTTTGTTCTTACTAAACGCCGGAGCGATGGCGTGGATTTGATCATCGGGTCAAAAAATTGCTTTGACCATTTCTTGGCGGATTCAACGATGGGATATACGATTAATATATTGCGCGGATTCTGCTCAATCTGACTGCCTACCAGATTGTTTTCCATTTCCGTCTTACCTAGTCGCTTGGCCCAATAAAGCACCGTCGTTTGAACATCAGGGTGCGTGAATTGATCTTGCGGTTCTTGCTGGTAAGGCGTCATGCTCACCTGGTACTTGCCAGGCCGTGCTGTAACATTTCTGCCCAGCCGACGGCGCAATTCCGCCCATTCCCACACGGGCAGCATCGGCGGAGGATCAAAGATACTATGGACTGACTCATGTATCTCGCGCAGGATGGATGCCTGGC